CTTTCGGCGGGAAACGGGTCATTTGCCACATAATCTGTAAGCTGGGTTCGGGCTGTTGTTCTAAGCAGCACAACAGTTTGCGCTGATGTAGGCACATTACCAGACGTAAACGTAACATTGCCACCGCTTGCACTACCAACGCCCGATACAGTGTAATGCGTGGTTTTTGTCTTTGTGGTTTCAGCACCAGTCGCATCAGTACGAATGATAACCGTAATATCGTCATCATCAAATATCTTGAAACCATAAGCAAATTCGGTAGTGCTGCCATTACCGCTATAGCTGTTTCTGGTTGTGGTGCTACTAACTGTCATTTCAAACTCCTAGCCTATATATACCTTATTTTGATGGTTTAAGAAAGCACTGGCTTACCTGACGTACTGAGAGGGTGGAAAGTAAAACTCTTGGTCGGTGTCTTTTTTCATTCTTCTTTCCATTCTTTTAAAGTAACCAGGGTTCACAAACTCTGTTAGTTCATATGCAAACAAATAATCTACCGCTAACTTTCCATAAAACAAATTCATAAACGGCGTGTTTCTTAGCATTAGCTGCGCGGCACTCCCAGCAGTGTCATCCCCATCTCTGAACCTAGCCCACAATTTTAATACATCACCAGCCGTGCCAAGCGTAGGGCCAGCGAATGTTTCTAGCGGCGACTGCCCGTACCTGTTGAACTCACCAAATATAAAGTCACCGTATATCCCTGCACCGCCGCCTTGCGTGAACGCCCTAATAAACGCATCCTTGCTTTTGGTAAAATCGTCAGAAAATACTTCCTGCGGCTCTTTGCCCTTCAATATGTCCTTGGTAGCTACTGAGATGTAGCCCATAGCAGTAGTGCCAAGCATCATTTTAGCAACGCCGAGTTTACCGCCCGACTCTAGCTGCCGCCCTATTCCTTTAGTAACATAGGTAATTGGGAAACCTTTAAGCTGCATTATCATTCGCACAGCCTCGCCTGCCACTGTGCCGCGCGGCAAGCCTTGGTTCATTATTGCACGTTCACGCGCACCTGGCGTTGGTATGGCTGTGTCGGCGCTGTCTGAATAATAAGCCCCTATCTTTGTGCGCAACTCATCTTTGTATTGCTGACGCATATCGTCAGTAACGTCCAGCGTTCCACGCAAGTCTCTAATAATAGGGTCTATTTTCTGGTTGTCTATACTGTCTATTATGTCAGTAGTAAGGTACTGCCGCCCGTCTGCCATTGTTAAATCTAAGTCACGAAACAAAGGCCACTCAGTTTCACCAATGTTATACAAACCCAACAAACGCTGGGTAGCCGCTGGCACTTGTGAAAAGTCTTTCTTGCTGTAGTTGGCTAGGTCTGCCGCAAGCATACGGGCAACGCCCACTTTTTGCGTGTGGTTCCACCATTGCATACCGTTTAACTTAAAAAATACTTGCTGCGCTTTTGATATTTGCCCAGGCGCACTGTCGTTTGCGCTAAACCTAGAATGTATTTCTGCCAGTTCATTTTCAACGCCAATGTTCAAAAGCAGTGCTAGTTCTTTTTGTTCTTCGCTATTGAATATTCTAAACGTATCTCTTAGCGCAGTGGCGTATGCGCCGAATACACCGCGTTCTGTGTTTGAGTTTATAAATGCAGCCTTTGTAGCTATATCAGAAAATGATGATATTGTTGCCATGCCTAACTTAGACATAGCCTGCAACGCTCGTAGCCCTGACGCGATGCCAGACCAAGTGACGCTTGTTCCTAGTATTGGTGCGCCTGCACCGATGGCCCTAGTTGTTCCATCTAGTTCAGCAAATTGATTTCTCAAAGCCCGTTCACTAAACTTCTCAAACAGTTTTGGTTTTGCCTTTAGCGGCATTGGTGCATCTTTAACTATTCTGTCAAACATGGCTTTTGGGTTTGTGCCAAATGTTTCTATTAAACCAATGTTCTGCGCATCATGGCCTAATCCAGAATACACGGCTTCCCGCAAAGGTTGGCGGCTGAATTTGTTGGCGTACTGAAACGCTGACTCACCATTCTTAAAATGTATCAACCTTTCGGCACTCATTTTCTTGGCAAGGTTAGCGTATCCTTTGTAGCCACCAAGAGGGTCTAAGCTACCATCTTGCCCATAAATACCATCGGCCTTCATGTGGTTGCCAGACACTAGGTTGTCATACATAGCACCTAAGAAATCGTCCTCTGACATGTCTTCCGGCTTGTTCATGTAAGTCTTCTTAGTATCTATACGTTCCTTAACAAAGTTAATCCAATCTGTCTTGTCCTGTTCAAGCCCTTTACCGCGTAACAGTAGCGGGTCATGGTTCTGCCTTACGACATAATTAGACAGTTCCCGAATAGCTGCGCCAGCGCGGTTTTTTCTTTTCAACATGCGAGTTTGCACTTTTTGTATTGCTTCAGCTATTTGACGCGCTTCCTTGTTGCCAGAGGAACCTAACCCATCAAACATCTCTTGGTATATCTTCCCGTCCAAATCGCCGCTTTTAAAAATGTCTAGGTTGTCGTGACGCTTTAACTCAGCTACTAACCCTTGAGCATGGTCAAGAAGAATGGCCTTTTGCTGCGCATCAACACTAAACAATCCACGCCTTGCATCGCCCACCATTATGGCTGACAAAACTCTTTGCGGGTTGTCGGGGTCTGACTTTAAAGCAGTCATTACCTTGCCGTATACACGGGCGTTAATTAAAGCGTTGCGCTTCTTGATAGCTGCGTTGACCTTTGCTTGGGTTGATATTTCCGTCTGGGCTTCTAAAATAAGTTTTTGTAACTCAGTTTCCCCATCAACAGCCCCACGCCCATCAATTTTTCTTTTGACAGATTTAAGTATGTCGTTAATTTCTTCTTTGGGTACTTGGATGCCGCCGTCAATGGCAACTCTAAGAACCTCTGCTGCGCAAACTTGAATACTCATCCTCTATAATTCCTATTCATACAAACTACACCAGCCCGTGTCATATCGTCATAAACTGTGTCTGCTTTTGTTACCAGGTCGTTAGCATCATCAATAGCATCAATAAAATCTTTAGGGATAACAACGCCAGCATCTGCCATCTGGTCAACATCATTCTGCAATAATTCATTTTCACGATTTAAAACAACAGGGTCAACGTCAGGTGGTGTTATGCCATCTTTATCCATTTCATCAAGAATAGGTTTTGCATCAGCATCTTCACCCAAGTTGTAATCGTGAATTTGGGATTCCTGTTGCAGCTTTACAGCCTCTGCCTCTGTCAGTTCGCCGCCATCGTATACAGGCATTGTGTTGGCATCCTCTACACGCCCTTCTACTGCACTTGTATTAAAATCAATATACTCTTGATTGTCTGCGGCCTCTTGTACTGCCCTTAAAAAAGAATCGTCATCCAAACCTTTTGGGTCTATGCCAAACTGTCTAGCTGCGGTTTCAAGCTGGGCTGCGTCTTCAAATGCTTGGACTTGCCCGACATCAGCATCGGAATATTGTTTGACGCCATCACGCGCCTCCAACTCAATCAATTCAAGTAAGTCGTTGATACCTACATCGTCTGGCACACCTTCTATTGCTGGCGGTAAAAAGCCTTCTTCTCTCGCCATGGTAAGCATATCGTCCAAGGTCTTTCCACCTGGTCTGACTTTTTCAGTGACTTTCTTTTTGCCGCGAACTTGTGTTGTTGCCGCTTGGTTTTTGTTTGCAATCCCCTTGTACCGAACACCAGCAGCCCGTTTAACTTCTGTAATAAGTTTTTCACCAGTCCATATTCCACCCATGTCGGATATGAATTTTAACAGTGACCGAGGTTCTTCTGCTTTTAATATCTTAGGAAGCGCCGTTCCCTTGCGCTGGACATCTGGGGTGGCTGGCTTGGCCTCTCTACGGGCAGTCACCTGTTCGCTAGTAATCTCTCCTGTGTCAGGGTCTACAACTCGTTCAACAGCAGCAACGTCTGGATTTTCTCTGGCTACTCTTTCGTTTGCGCGTTGAAGTGTATCTTCCAAAGACTTGGCTTCAGTCTGCGCTATAAGCTGCCCTACTTGTATTGGTTGACCTGATGCAGCTTGGGCTACTGACCTTGCTAAAGCCTCATCTTTTGCAGCGGATGCCTCAATTCTGTCGGAAAGTTTGCCTACGCCGTAATGTATACCGCCGCCTAGAACGCCGCCAAATGTTAAGTTTAAGAAACTGTCCATCAAACCATAGTCAGCGTCCATAGATGCAGCCATGCCAAAACCGTACTGTTCTGAAGCAGCCTGACCAATAATCAACGGCTCTAGTATAGCCGCACCAGCAGTGCCGTTCACAGCGCCAGCGGCAAGCCTGCCGCCAGCTTTGCCATACTTGGCTGTCATTCGGGCTGTCATTGTTGCCATTCTAGCCGCGCCAAGGGCGGGTATAAAACCACTTGCCACGTTAAGTGGGTCAACTAAGGAACCAGCAAAACCAACGCCGAACTGCGCTACCATTAATCCAAACCCGCCTTTTGACCTGGACAACGTAGAGTTTATAATCCCTCTTTTATCACTACGGTCAGCCATTATCTGCGCTAGACCTTCAGTAATACCCGTCTCATCAACTGTAATACCTTCACGATAAAACTGGCTTTCTGCCCATTCCTTTGGGGTCAGCAATTTTCCGGCCTTGGCCTTTCCATCATACTGTTCAAAAAATCTATTTGCTGCTGCACCAGGGTTGTAATAAAGAGTGTCATCCAAAGTTGCGCCAAGCACATCTAACGTGCCTACCTTTGAGTTACTGTAGTAGCTATCGTGAGAAGCTCTATCAAAACTCTGCTCTGGAATATACATATCAACCATTAGAATATT